TGTCCCGCTCCGCGAGGTTGATGCCGCCGACCGTGGCCTGGTCGAGCATCTTGACCTGGACGTCCTCGCGGACGCCGATGACCACCGACTGACGGTCGCCAACGAGGGCGGTCGCGATGTCGCGGTCCCATCCACCGTTCTTGACGTAGAGGAGGTCCTGGCCGTAGATGCTGGCCGTGCTGCCGTCGCTGCGCAGCGCATCCAGGTAGATGGGCTGGCCGTCGTCGTCACGCAGGCCACGGAGCCGGCGACGCAGGAAGCGGGCCGTGAGGGCGATGTTGACGTCGAACTCGTCGTCCTCAACCAGACCGAAGGCCTCGTTGAAGTCCTCCGCCAGGTCACGGGACGGCGTGCCGTCGGGGAGCAGGCCCTCGACGATGTAGTTCTCGGCGGCGATGGCGCCCGGGATCAGCGCGGGGTCCGTCCAGGTCGCAGGCTTGTTCGTGCCGAAGAGCACCGCTGCGTCGAGGACGCGGCCGAACTCCTGGGCGACGAGCGGCCGGACCTGGCCCCAGACGTCGAAGTTCGCATCGGCGAGGGTGTTCTCGTGCACGGGCACGATCACGGCGATCTCCTCGGCGATGAGTTCCTTGTTCGTCCAGCTGACCTTGCTGGTGGGCTTCACGCCCGTGGACTCGTCCGCAGCACCGTCGGTGACGAAACCGGCGGTCGGCAGCGCAGCGAGGACAGGCATGCGGGCCACACCAGCCGACATCCGCACCTGGCGGAACGCCGACAGCACGACCGACTGCGAAGTCTGCGGCTGGATGATCTCGTTGATGTCCTGGGTGGCCAGGAGGGCCAGTGCATCGGCCCGTGTGATGTCAGCCATGTGACTGACTCCTTTCTGGCCCTAGGGCCGTTGGTGGCTTACGCCTTACCTGCCGCGATGCGGAGGAGTTCGTTGGGGTCATGCTTGGGCTTGCCCTCGCCCCCGCCAGTGGAGGCCAGCGCCTGCGATGTGGCCGTGGGATTGGCACGGTTCCATTCCTGGACGAGGGTCTTGATGTCCTTGTCCGACTCGAACAGGTCACGGGTGAACGTGCGGCTGTCCAGTGCCCGACCGAGGCCGACTGCCTGGGTGAACTCCTCGAGCCGGTCATACCGGGTCTGAAGCGTGTCCAGGGCTTCCTGCGTGGGCCTTGCCGCCAGCTCAGTTTCGAGGTCGGCGACCTTCTTGGCCTTCGCGTTGGCCTCCGCGAGCTCGGCCTTGGTGGCCGAGTGCTTCCGGTTCTCCTCCAGCTGGGCGCGATACGCCTTCACCAGAGGGTGAGTGTCCGGGAGACGGGTCTCGTCGGTGATCTGGGTCTGCTGCTGCTCACCGTTACCTCCGGTTTCCGGAGTGGTGGCCTGCTGCTGGCCCTCAGGTGCCTGACCTCCCGTTTCGGGAGTGACACCGTTGTTCTGCTGATCCTGCTCGTTGGTAGGCATTTCGCCCGCCCTTCCTGTCATAGTACACAAGCCTGCACGGGTGTGCAAGCCCTAGGACCCTCTACGGCGTGTTGCCTGTATTTACGAGGGTCTCTTCCTCCTTGGAAGCTTTTCTTCATCTCACAACCGCCAAAGTGGGCGGATCCAGTGAGATAACGACGAAACGAGTTCCCTTAGCCAGGAGAAGCTCCTGCTCTGTCAGGTGACCTGGCAGCACGGGAGTTCCCTGGGGCAGCTCGATGCGAACAACCTTGCCGAACGCCTTGGCCTGCGCTTCGCTGAGGCTGGTGCTGACGTAGGCAGGATCTGTGACGATGTCGCCAACCTTGGCACCCTTGAGCAGCGGGGCAGCGCCCCCTCGGTAGGCCAGCAGGTCAGCAGGGGTAGGCACTGCCTTCTCAGTGAACACCTGATCAATGCCCTGGGCCATGCTCTCGGCCGTCGGGCTGGCCACACTGGACCGCAGCGCCTTGTTCACGATCTTATGATCCCGGTCCTGGTACCGAGCCAGAGCCTGGAAGGCGTCGGCCAGCGGGCCAGTAGCGTCAGCTTCGGCGTAGGCCTGCGACTCCCAGATGTTGTGATACCAGGCGTCACGCTTCTCAGCAGACATTGTCACCGGGGCTTTGGGCTGCTGGCTGGGGACGTGAAGGCTGAGGCCGCTCGTAGGCTGCACAGGCTTCGGCTGACGGACCCATGCCGGATCGGTGTAGATCTCCCCATCAGACCTAACGCTGCCCCGGTACTCCACCTGGGACCGCAGCATGGGGATAGGCGTGCACCGCCCGTTCGGGTGGTCCCTGATGTCAGGCCCGTCCAGCACCATGCCGTCACGATCCCGGCACCACTGGCACGTCCGCTTGCTTTCCTCGGCGCCCCACACCATGACCAGGGCAGGCAGGTCGTTGATGCTGTCCCAGGCGTTCCTCCAGTAGGCACTGACCGTCTCGGTGCGAGCCAGCCGGTTCAGCCGGTTGAAGGACTTGCCCATGCCAGCGTTGAACATCTGCCGAGCAACGTCGGTGCTGTTCAAGCCAGCGATGATGCCTGCCTGGATGGCTGCCTGATGCATATCCTGATAGATGGTTCCGATATGGGGACTGAGGTCCAGCTTCTTGGGAGCAGGAAAGTCAGCCAGTGCCCCCAGCGCAGCAGTCCGCCCACCGAGAACCTCAATGAGATACTGGGACTGGGACTCGAACGTGTCAATCTTGTCGTGCACGTTGTTACTGTCAAAGCGCAGCCCAGCCAGCCAACGGAGGTAGAGCTTGCGCAGCTCACGCTCCATGGTGCCGGTAGGGATGGTGGGCATCACTAACTCCTGTGCTTGCTTTCCATGTGTCTTTGAAGGGCTTTGAAGTAGACCGTCTTACCGCAGCGGGGACAACGGGCCTTACCTTTGCGGCTCATCATCAACCTTGTGCGTGCACTCGGGCTTCTCGTAGGCGCCGAGGCACCAGGTCGGGCAGGGCACGTCAGCCGGGTGAGCTTCATGGCCGTAGGGCACGAGATTGGAAGAGCAGCGGTTGAGGGTGCTATACTCGCCGATCTTGTGGCCCCAGTGACCACCGAAGTCACGGATGGGGGCGCCGCAGTGCACGCAGTTCATGATGTCAAAGCCTCTTTGTTACGTCGTTGACGAACCAGATCACTACGCCTAGGACGACGAGTGCAGATATAACCACACCGACCACGATACCGAGGAAGAAGTTCATGACTCAGACCTTCGCTCGCTGTCCGGGGTTCTGGCCGTAGGCCTGCACCTGACCAGGTGTGGCCGTGAGGCCCTGCTGACCCATCGCCGTCATGTCGGTGGGTTGACCGGGGATCGGGGAAGTACCTCCGGGCAGACCTCCCTCTTCCTGATAGTCATCCAGGTCCACGCCAGGAGTCACGACCTCAGCGATGTAGTCCAGCGGGTAGCCCATCTGGCTGAGGGCGATACCGTGGGCATCCAGCGACTCCTGAAGCAGGTCGTCGTCGGTGTTCCAAAGCTGATACTCCATCTCCACCACGCTGTCCTCCTGCGGCTGCGGTGTGCCCTCGGCTTCAGCCTGCTCGGCCTTAGGCTTGTCGGTCTTGACCTCCACGGTCTTCTCCACACCCAGCAGGTCGCACATACGGGTCAGCTCGTCTTCCAGGTCATCCCGGATACGGGCGATGCGATTGTTGAACCGCTTGCTGAGGACCTTCAGGGCCACACCAGTCGGCGGCGTCCCTTCGCCAGGCTTGAAGTAGTGCCCCGGGATGCCCGTCGTCAGCGGAACCTTGTCCACGATGCTGTCGTGATAGGCCACCATGTCGTTGATGGTGGGCGGTGTCAGCTGGCCGAACGGTCCATTGCTGCTGGTGGTAAAGATGCGGCCACCCGAACCCCCGATGCCCTTCTGCTCGGTCAGCGCGTCATCCGGCTGCTGTGCCTGCGGGGGCAGGTAGGGGTTCTTCGGCGGCAGCTCCACATTGAGCAGGTACCAGAAGGGCCGAGCATACATCTCCGACACAACCGTCTGATCCAGGATGGAGTGGTTGATCCTGTCCTGGAGCGCAGCCAGCGTCGCACCGAAGCCCTTGTCGTCCAGGGCGAAGCGGAACAGGGTGTTGCCGGTCACTTCCTCCACGAAGTTGTAGCCCGTGCGGTCAGCCGGCGAGAAGTCGTCGGGCACGGGCTTGCTGAACAGCCGAGTACGCCCGTCGCTGTAGGCGAACACCACGTTGTCTGTCATCTTGGACAGGTTGCGAGTGAAGATGCAGGCGATGGTGAAGCTGCCGTCACTCATCATCTCGTAGTGCTCGGGGAAGTGCACCGCGCCAGCCGGGTCCACCAGCGCAGGCGCCTGCCCACGCATTAGCAGAGGCGGCAGGATGTTGCTGAAGCCTTTCAGCTCATCCGGCACGGGGACGAGGTTCTCGGCGTAGAGGTCGATGACCGCCTTGAAGATGTTCTCGCTGGTGTTCTGATCCTTCAGGCCCGGGAACGCAGCGATGACGTACTGCTCCCAGTCGGTGCCGGCGAGCTTGTAGCTCATCTTCCCGTTGTAGTAGGCGTTGTAGGTGGGGCTGTCCCTGTTCAGGAGGAAGTTCTCCACCTTGGTCATCTGGCTGTCACCAGTGCCGGTCTCAATCGCAAGCATTGCTCAGCTTCCCATCTGGATATAGTCAACACGGCCCTGGTTGATGGCCTGGGTGAAGGCGTCCACGTCGTCGTCATTCTTCCCGAAGGGGAAGTCCCTGAACTCCTGGAACATGCCCTCTGTGTAGACCGTGTCAAGGACGGCCACGTTGCCCTCGTCTACAGTGGGCTGCGCTGCCAAGGCGCGGACTTCCTTGGAGCCATCAGGCATGACAGGGCGCACCAGGGCCGCACGCTTGCGCAGCGTGTTGAGCATGGCTGCCCCGTTGGCCTTCTTCTCCACGTAGACCCTGCTGGTCTGGGGCCACTTGGCCGTCATGCGCAGCACCGCAGTCACCGACTCGGTGAAGGTGTAGCGCTCGTGCACTCGGTCAATCAGGATGAACTTGCGGCCGATCAAGGCGTAGACATGCCCAGCCACATAGGACCCCGAGCCCTTGGCACGTGTGGCCTTGCCTTCCTCGATCTGGCCGAACGTGAGGTCCCAGCTCTGGATGACGATGGCGCGATCCAGCGTGAACATGCTGCCAGTACGCTCGTCCTGATAGACCACTGCCTCCCACGGGACGACATCGATCTTGTCAACGTTGATGTAGCTGCCCCCGGTGACTTGAGGGTCACCTTGATAGAGTGCCTGCCAGACGTAAGTCCCCACGGCACGCTTCATCAGCAGCCACGAGGACTCGGACCGGTTCTGCACCGAGGGCAGCCAGTCCCCGACGTTACGGCCGAGGATGTCCTTGTCAGGACCCTGGACCGCCTGAGCGGGGATATTCACGTACTGGGCGCCGAGCACGTCGGGCTTCTGCACGTGGGCAATGAGATCATCCTTGTGCCACCTTGTGGCGATGACGATGATCTGGCTTAGGTTGGACATACGGGTCAGGACCACTGAGCTGAACCACTCAATCGTCGTCGCCCGGATCAGCTCGGACTGAGCCTCTTGCATGTCCTTGATGGGGTCGTCAATGACGGTCATGTCAGAACGGAAGCCTGTCATGGCGGATCCGCGGCCCGCAGCCAGCAGGCCTCCGCCCTCCCGTGTCTGCCAACGTTCAACCGTGGCGCTTCCCTTTGCGAGCGGCGTCCAGATCTCAACGAGCGAACGCACCTGGCGAGACACGCTGTTCGCCCTGCTCTGCGAATAGGTCGCGTAGACCAGCTTCAGCCACGGATTGCGGATAAGCATCCACGCCATATAGTGAACAATCCATGTCGTCTTGCCCTCCTGAGGAGGCGTCGACACAGCCACACAGCCCAATGAGCTGTCCAGAAGATCAGGGCTGATGGCCTCAGTCAGCACCGCAGTGAGGGCGCTTTCGCGGATGCCTGACGCCTTGCAGAACAGGCCGAAGTCGCTTGAAACCTGCTCGTAGTCGTAGCTGTCAACGTCCAGCACGTAGTCGAAGTGGATCTCATCGTCGTCAGTGCGATCCAGCAGCTCAAGAGGCACGCTTGGTCACCTCCATGGCGATCTCGTCAGACGAGAGACCTGGGAACGCCTTGGCCAACCGCGCAGCTTCACGCGCAGCCTGGATGCGGATGCGACGCTCGTCACCAGGATCAGACTCACCAGTGACTTCCTGAAGCAGGCGAAGGATACTGAGCAGCTCGCCTTCAGCCTTATGCAACTCCTGCACCCAGACTGACGTGCCTGCGCGCTTGGCGACCGTGCGCTGGGTGCCTTCCTTGGACTGCACCGTACCGATGATGTCGTACTCGACCTCGGTGATCAGCTCGGTGAGACGACCGATGTGCTGACTGATGGGATCACCACTGATCTTGATCCGCAGCGCATTGACGTCAGAAAGCTTGTTCCGTGCGAGCTTGTGGAGCTGCTCTTCCACGGATACGCTGCCAGCGTCCGGCGCGATGCCCCACAGCGAATGGACCTGGTCTGAGACCTTGGCCCGTTGCGACTTACGGACGCTGGCAGCGGTGCCCCCTCCATGGCTGGAACAGACGTTCAGACCCGGAACCGCTGTGCGCTGGCACTTGGCACCGCCTGTCGTCATCGCAGTGCAGACACGCCTACGGCCACGAGAGGCGCTAGACGGCTGCTGAGAGGGCATGTAGGCCACGGTAACCTACAACCGAGCCCCCGCGCAACCCAACACGCTCAGAGCCAGCTCAGACCGTCTCAGAGGGAGCCGCAAGGCCCTGGGACCGCCAGCTCGGGTGCCAGCAGCCCCAGGGCCTCCTTAGCCGATCCCCCCAGATCGGCGATCCTGCCCCCGGCAGGAACCCTAGTAGTGATACTTCATCGCGTAGACATTCAGCATGCCGTCATCCCTGGTACGCACGGCCACACCAGCGGGGCCGCGCAGGTTCAGCCAGGCGCGATACTCGGTGACGCCCTGACCGACTCTCTGCTCCCACGGCCCGAGATGCCAGACAAGCCCAGCGTCGATGATGAGGAACCGACGGATGGCCAATTCCACGTACTCAGCGAAGAGGTCGTCCTTGGTGCGGCGCATCAGCACAGGATGATCCCTGTTCAGCACGTCCAGCCATGGCATGGAGTCGTCCACACGAAGCTGCATCCGCACTTCCACCCAGCGGGAATTGACGACCCGCACGCTGGAACGGACGCGAACCTGTGCCTCCACGAACTCCTCGCTCGCCGGCTGAGACAGCCCGAGCCGCAGGTTGTTCAGCTCACGCTCGGCATCTGCCCGGTTGGTCTTGCCAGCAGCCCGCAGCCGATCTTCCCGACCGATGTCACGCAACGACTGACCGCCCATCAGACGTGGAAGTAGTGGTTGGGCGACACCGTCCAGTAGATCGGGACGATGAAGCACGTGATGGGGCCGAGGATGATCCAGGCGAACAGCCACGAGTGACCGCGCTGGTTCCTCACGTACTGGGCACGGTCCCGAGCCTGCTTCACCGGCTTCTGCGCGTGACGCGGCTGGCCGTTGTGCGACGAGGACTGACCCTGGTTGACCACGTGATCCCACGCCGACTTCGGCGGGTAGTAGTCAAGCGATTGACCGTCGGGGTTAACCGGAGGAATGGACATGTTAATTCTTCTTTCTGTGGGGAGCCGGTTGGCGTTGGCCCCACGTTAGCACCACGCAGCCCGCAGCGCAACACACAAGCGAAACTTCGCAACTACCCAAGCGCCGAGCCAGTCAGCGTGATGTGCGCGAGCGGGCCTTCAGGCCCGAGCGAGCGTGCATCCCTCCGGAGCTGCTGTGCGGTAGGCGCGGTTGACGGAGTGAGCGCAGTGTCTCCACATCAACCCACCCTCGCTTAGCCCTGAGGGCTAGCTCGGGTTGTAAGGGTGTGTTTATCTCTAAGATAGCGCGTGCGCCCGCGCGTATAAGTACCTATAGGGGATTGGTTCTTGATGGTTGCACTATAAGTACCTATAGGGCTAAGCTGGCCACAAGCTGCTGGGAGGCGGCGCAGGAACAGGTTCTATTGACTACCTGATAGTAGACAGAAGCGAACCGATGAGGCCTGGTCTAACCTCCCAGCAGCCCAGTCACACTAAACCGGACGCCTGAGGAGGCACCATGCGCAACATGACCAACGTCGAACTTTCCAACCGCGTCAAGGTCGGTGACCACTTCTACGACATGGACGTCAGGAACACGGACCGGGGCAAGACCGGCAAGGCACGGCCGAAGTATCGCGAGGTCGAGATTGTGGCCCTGCCCACGCTGAGCAGCCAGGGCGTGATGCGCGTCGTCAAGGCGCCCAAGGCGCCGCACACGATCGGCAAGCTGCGGCGATTCACCTACAGCAAGCTCGTGGACAACTACGTGCCGAAGGGTCTGGTCGGCTGATGGAAGGCTCGATGTACGAATGCCGCGTAGACGAGGACTCGCCGTGGAGATTCTGCTACGCCGATCACTGCGGCAACGAGCGTCGCATCAGTGAGCGAGTGGACCCGCTGATTCGGCTGGAATACTATCGGGAAAAGCTGGAAGCCGGCGAGGAGCTGAACGACCTGGAGCGCGCTGACCTGGACGCCTTGACCGAGATGATGGCCGAGATGGTGCGGCAATTCGTGGAGGTCGTCAAGCGTGAGCTGGCGCCTGCCCTGGAGAAGTTCGCCAAGCTGTTCAACGAAGCGCTGGCCAGCATCCAAGAAACGGTCAAGAAGTCTGACATCCAGATGATCCTCAACGCTTCCAGCCAGGTCACAGCCACACTGCCCCCGGAGCTGCGCCCCTCTTCCCGTTGGGAGGACAGGTCGTGAACATGCGTGAGGCCTTCAGGGATACCCTTAGTCTGGCCTGGCAGCGCGGCATGCATTTCAAGGACGAGGAACTACAGCCTGAGCTGACGTATCAGCACCTTGTAGTGATGCATGACGAATTCGCCCTGCATCCGGAGCGATTCAGCGACGCGAAGCTGGGCAGGTGGCTCGGGTGGGCTCAGGCGGCAGTCGTCGCAGCAGGGTGCGCTACTCTGGAGGAGATGAAACAGATCAACTTCAAGTGGCGGGACACGCAATGAACCAAGATCGACGCATGGTGGGCAAGGTGCTGATCGAGCTGCTGACCGAAGGCAGCATCAACGGCGAGATCAGCGACAAGGCGCACGAAGTCATCGGCGAGACGCTGGCCCACCTGCACAAGTCCGAGTATCATCAGCTGCGAACTCAGGAGAAGTACGAAGGCAAGAACACCAGCACCGACAAGCAGGTGGCCATCTGCCGCATCGCCATGCCTGCGTTGGAGTCCGCGCTGCGGGCCTACAACAGTGACGACTTCCAGGAGTGCGTCACGCAGGTCAAGCTCGCCATCGAGACGGACGGCATTCCGCCCAGGGTGAAGCGAGCTGCGCGGGCCAAGAAAGCCATCGCTCACACGAGGGGGAACTGATGCGCCTGGACAGCGTAGACACCGTGGTGAACTTCGCCAAAGCACGCCATCGGCTCTGGGAGGGCAAGCCTGTCAAGTCACCAATCCTCACCACCCGCAAGTTCACCAATGTGTTCCGGGTGCTGGACCGAGGCAGCCAGTACTTGCTGAGCCTGATGAACATGCACGACGATATGATCGACAGGGTGGCGCTGAGCTACCTGTATCGGCAGATCAACCGGCCAGATACCTTTGACGTCATCATCGACCAGAACGATGGGTACATCCCCGCAGCGGAAGACATCTTCAACCCGTTCTGGTATGACAAGGTCATCGCGCCCGTCGTAGCTGCGCGGCCGGGAGCCTTCCTGAATGGCGCCTACATCATCCTCATCAAGCCTGGCGACAAGCGGGGCACGGTGGAGAAGATGAAGGACGTGTTCCCGCGTGCTGAGAAGTGGTTGGGTCATGTGGCCGGGATGGGTGACCTAGCCACACGTGTCCTCTTGCTGGAGGAGACGCCTGGCATCGGGCCGTTCTTGGCGATGCAGATTGCGACGGACATGGGCTACACCAAGGGCGAGCCTGACCAGGAGAACAGCTACGTTCTCGCCGGGCCTGGCAGCCGCAAGGGCGTCGGTGAGATGCTGGGGCTGGGCAAGGATGCGACTCAGATGCAAGCCCAGATGACGATCGCTCAGTTCCCGGTGGAGCGCCTGCCTGCGCTGCCCTACAGCAATGGGCGACCGCCCAGCCTGATGGATATCCAGAACGTGTTCTGCGAGTACTCCAAGTACTGCCGCATGGTGCGCAAGGGTGACCGGGGCACTGGAAAGCCCTACGTTCGGGGCGAGCGGTTTGAAACCCTGATCCCAGCTCAGTTCGTAAGAAGTTGAACTTGGGGGTTGCGCTGTTCTTGACGAACGGCTAAGCTGAAGTCATGAACAGCGCAGCCCCCACCAGCCTTCGCGACCTTAGCCCCGCGCAGTCGCACGCAGTCCGCTCGCTTGGCTCGGTGATGAAGTACCGAACCGCTACCGAGCTGGAGCTGGCCCCCAGCACTCTTCAGTCGCTGGTTCGCCTGGGCCTGGTCGAGATGAAGTCCTACCGGGTGCAGTCTTCCAACCCCCGTGCTCGTGTCAGCAACGAGCCGATCATCCGCAGCTACCGGAACAGCATGGCGGGTTACCGCCTGGCACGAAAGGGTCTCTGAACATGGCTGACCACATCACTGACAAGGCCATCTGGTCCGCGACGAAGGCATGGTATCTCACGCTGAACCACGGCATCGCCTGGGACAGCCTGACCCCCGAGCAGCGGAGCCAGGTACGAGCTGAATACCTGGAGCATCAGGAGCGAGTACCCCGCAGCGCCCACGCACTGCGCGCTGAGCTGCGCAAGGCACGCATTGACATCGGCATCCTGGAGCGCAAGCTGGCAGCAGCCAACGCGAAGATCGCCCGCTTTGAAGCTTCCCGTGAGCTGGCCGCAGTGCTGGCATCCGATCAAGAACCGAGCTGCCCCTAAGTTGGGGCTTGCTTCAATCTGACCACCCGTGGTAGACTGGCCACACCCTACAGCAGTCCAAGGAGGACTCATGCTTCACAAGAATTCCATTGATGACGTGGTCCTGGCGCTTGACGCAGCGCCCGTTGACCCCCGAACCGGCAACCGAGTCCTCTACTCGGTGGACTGGGTGGCTGACAAGGATTCCATGATCGGCGAGATCAACCCTGACTGGGTGCGCCGCGAGCTGGACTGGTTCAACCTCGGCAGCGACCGCCTGTCCGACATGGAAGGCCCCGTGCCCAAGCTGTTCCAGGCCTGCGCAGGCGCCGATGGTCGTGTCAACAGTGCCTACGGCTACGTGCTGTTCAACCAGGATGCCACCCGCTTCAACGACGACATGTCGCTGTACGAGCGTGCGCTGCTAGCGCTGCTCCAGGAGGGACCGGCCACCCGGCACTCGGTGGTCATCGTCAGCGACCGTGACATCCACCGACTGTCCCGCATGAACGAGCGCAACGACTTCATCTGCACCAACGCACTGAACTTCATGGTGGACACCGAGTACCGGGTCAACATCATCGCCCAGATGCGTAGCATGGACGCCGTGTTCGGCTACCGTGCCGACTACAGCATGTGGGACAACCTGATGGACCGGCTCGTCACCGCCCTCAACCTGCCGTTCGGACAGG